GTAACTTCCGCCCTTGTCCATGTTTGGTGAAACCAATTACCTGTACCATAAGGTGTACTTAAAGCAATACAACCACCACCTGTAGCTAGAGTTTGTTGAGCTGATGCCCATATTTCACCTATATTATCAATAAAAGCTGCCTCATCAATTAACAATAAAGATACTGCTTCTGATCTACCTGCATCACTACTTGCTGATGTTGCTTTAATTTGAGAACCGTTATCAAGCCTTAAATTTAATTTGTTATTTTCAGCTGCATTTATTTTAAGCCATGAAGGTAAATTTTCATACATAAATTTTACCTTAGTAACCATGTTTTTAGCTGTCTCTTGTTTAGTTGCAATACAAAGAATATTTTTATCTTTATGGAATGTCATTAACCATAAAGAATAACCAGCAGATAAGGTAGAAATTCCTAATTGCCTAGATTTTAAAACTATAGAATAAGGGTTATCTCTCCATAATGTTAGTACTTTATCTTGAAATGGATATAAATTAAATTGTATACGCCCCCTTTGTGGGTGCTGTATATAACAGTACTTACGCATAAAATGTGTTGGATCTTGAGCACATTTTAAATATTCTTGCCTTATTACTTTTTTTAAGTCAGCCATATTTATTTTGCTAATATTGCTACAGCTAGAACTGCTACTATACCAACACCACCCATTAATTTAGTTTTAAATTTTTGTTTTTTTAAATCTTTTTCTAACCTTTTAGATAATTCTTGGGATAGTGACAATTGGTTTGATTTTGATAATAAAATATTATCGAAATTACCTACTTGTTCATTTAATGACAATATAACACTATCTTTTAAAGATACTTTATTCTCTAATAGACTTATTTTTTTTATATTTAAAGCTAATTCATTATTAGCTCCATCACCTTTTATCAGATCTTTAATTACTAGACGTGCTATCGGTTTTTTCAGCTGAATCGATGTAGTATCGATAACGTTCTGTGAAAAACCTTTCAAGCTCATCATCATTAAAAAGATCAACACGCTTAATTTTTTCATTTGTTTTCTTTTTAAGTGTGAAAATTTGTTTATCTTGTTTATTAATTTCATTATCTAAAGTAACAATTTTGTTATTTAAAGTATCAATTTTAAAAACAAGATCATCATTAATAGTATGGAGAGAATCAATTTTTGAATTTAATGCATTAATCTGATCCTGATATTGATCTACGTATACTTCATCCTTATCAAGTAAAAACCAAATAATAATAGTAATTAATACTAATATTTTAGCAATGTAAAATATTCTTTCTTTAGATTGCATCTTTTTCTAATTTAGCAACTAAGGATTCTAACTCCTTTTTTTTAGGTGTTTTGTCTCTTAAAACATCCTTAATTTTTTCTTTTTCAGTGTCATCAGCTTTACTGTATTTTCTAGCTAATGATTTCATTTCAGTTTCTATATTTTTTAACGCTTTAACGGCTAAATCTAATTTTTTAAATTTACCTCTTGCACCCATAGCACCTTTAACAGCATCAGTATCATCATCATCATCCATTTCAACTACTTTAATGATATCATCATCCTTAGCAACAGCTTTAACTTTTGCTATATTCTCAGGGGATGTTTCAATTGTAGCTTCAGATAAAGTCTCAATTATATTTTCTTTAATAAATTCTTTTAATTCAGATTTTTTCATTGTAATTAAATTTTATTATAAATATGTTAAGAATTAATAACATTTAACATTTGTTCAATTCGCTCTTCTGTAGTACCTTTTATAGTTTCTACATTTTTCATCATATATGCATATTTTTTAATAAAACTCATAATAGTAAAATCTATAACATCTCTATAGTGTTCATCTGTTTCACGTACTCCATTATCTTCAATAGGCAAGCCATCAGGAGAAATATAAAAAATATAATCATATTCTCTAATAAATTCTTTCGCATATTCTACAAATTTATCTTTATCTTGGTAAGGTATAGATTTAGCATTTTGTGTAAATGACATTACATCTATTATTGTTCTATCAGTAATAATATTATCATGCATTAATTCAGCACAACGTTCAGCTAAAAATACTGTTTGGCCTTTTAAAGTTGAATCAGTATTTAATGGAATACCTAAATCATTTAAATATTTACTACGTTCTGTAGCAAAATTATAATGTTGAAATTCCTCTGTATTTTTTAATGCTTTTACTAATGTAGTTTTTCCTACACTCATTGTACCACATAAACCTATTTTCATAATTAATTTCTATGTGTAGTTCCTTTTGGAGCAGGTTGTTTATACCATGGTAATCCTGTTCTATTTCTAACTACTTCTTTAAATTCACTTTCACTATATTTTATTCCATAAAGATAATATTCTCTTTTTTTCTCATTACCCCCTGGTATTAATGCTGGTCCTTCCCAATTATGAAATTTATTATCCCAAATATAAGCTATTGTACCATCCGCCTTTTTTAATCTTTGACCACTAGGCCACTCATTGTCTTTATTTTTCATACTCCAATATACGTAATTTATTTTACTCCTCCAAGATTTTTTCAGCAACTAGTGTACCATGGGCTCCTGATACTGAAATACCCCTTGCTGACAACGCATCACCAACAAAATGCACATTAGGATATTTAGTTAATGATAAATCAGAATAATTAACTAGTGGTTCAGGAGCTAGGTATTTTACCTCAGGCACATAGATTCCCCAATCATCTTTTAATGTGGGAAATACTAATTTCATATCGTTGATAAAATCTTCAATATATTTATAATATCCTTGAAACGCATCTTTAACAACATCTAAATTTTCTATTTTAGTTGATGATACATTTACTCCTTCTGATGTTGTAGATGGTTCTCTACTTGGGCTATAAAATAATCCTGTGCTATTTTTTTGTACTTTACCTACTAATTCTCTTGCCCATTTAAATGGTTCTTTAATACCTTGTACTTCCATTAATATACCAAAATTAGTCATATTATTTCTAAAAGCTTCATCTTTTTTAGCGTGACCATTATAACTGTGGTCTCCATATGTTTCTTCTACTGCTACATATGCTGCATTATTATTTGTACAAAATGATCTTAATGATACACCTTCGTTATCAAATTTTCTATATAATTTAAAATCATAAGCAACATCAATTAACTTTTGAAAGTGACTTTGTGGTGCTTCAAATCTAACACCTACTTGAGCTGGTTTTTCTTCTGTTGGTAAATCATATTTTTTCATTATATCTGAAGTAAAATCAATACCTGATTTACCTACACCAAATATTAATCTATCATAATTTAACCATAATTCACCTAAATCATTTTTAGCTTGAACTAATGTATCTTCAAAATCAATATCACTAACTTTAGTTTCCCAGTGAAATTCTACACCTTTATTAACTAAATAATCATACCAACTTTTACCTATTTCATGTAAATAATCAGTACCAATATGCCATACTGGAAATAATCTTAAACCAAAATATGGTTTAATAAAATCTGGTTCTTTATCTGGTGATGATAATATTATTTGTTCTGGGTGGGGGTGAAATCTAGTAAAATTATCTACTACTTGCTTCATTAGCTCCATTGCTTTCTCATCACCTACATATTTAGATAATTGTCCACCAATTTGGGTAGAATAAGTTAATTTTCCATCTGACCATCCACCTGCACCCAAGTATCCTGTCATTACCTCTTCATATGGTCTTAAATATGGATCTTGCCCCATATCAATAATAGTGATTTGACCATCAAAATTATTATCAACCAATTTAGTAGCCGCATTTACTCCTGCTACTCCTGCTCCAATAATTACTACGTTTTTACTCATTTATAATTTTAATTTTAACGCCACAATATACGAAAAAAAAGCTGTGGCTCCAAATAATGGGCCACAGCTCCTATAAATTTTTTAATAAAATCGACTGGCTATGAATCAGTCTATATGTTTAGCAAGTACAACAGTTGCACTCACAAGATACTCCACAATTACACATTTTACAATTACATTTCATCATTGTTATCTATTTATTTTTATTTTTGTTTTTCTGCGTTGATTTTTTGGAATAAATCACCAATATATTTTGCTAATACATCTGTAGTTCCTACTTCTTCTTCTGTTGCCTCTCCTTTGATAATAGCATCTCTAATAAAGTCTACTAATTCCTCTACTTTTTGAGGAACTCCTATTTTTTTCATAACAGCTTCCTCTGTTTTTTGATAAGCTTCATTTATTTTGTCTTCAGCTAAATATTTTTTTAAATCGAAATTTTCCATATTAATTTATTTTTATTTTTAAATCGGTTGTACCTTTATGTATCCTATGGACACGGTGTTTTGTTATAAATATATTATCTCCTTCAAATAACGCAAAGGGTAATTCATTATCAAACTGCATATGCCAACCTTTACCTTCTAATATTTCAATATTCCTATCTTCATCATCTTTATGCCAAACTAATTCTAGTTTTTTAACATCTTTTGAAAAACTTCTTATGTTAGAACTATCTTTATAGGGTTGCATTATTTTTTTTTAAATTCTGCTTTTTTAGTATTTTTAACAAACTGTTTGCCTTTTTTACTACCTTTAACTTTTTTAGCTACTGAAGCTTTTCTTTCTGCTTGAGATAAAGATTGTGCTTTTTTTCTAGGTAAACATCTTGTTGTTGCTTTACCTTTTTTCATTGTGCCACAAGGGCCAGTTATATTACCTGAGGTATTAATTCTTACCCAATCTTCTTTTTTAAACCAATCTCTTAATGATTCATCAACCCATTGAACTTCATCTACTTTTTCGTAAGCAGAACCAAAGGGTGCAGATTTACCTTTATGTTTTTTTTGAGATTTAGGATCTATATTTTCCTCAAGAGCATTAAGATATTTACTTATTCTTCTTATAGCGTAATCATCGCCATAATTACCTGCCATCCAATTATTATGGATATAATAAATTACATCTTTAAATCTTTCTTTATTTAGTCTAGGTCCTGATTTTATTAATGCTTCTATTTCTGGATCGAATCCATCATCTAATTCATCAAATGCTTCATTTAAATCATATGAAGCAATTTGTTTATTGATTTTATATAATTTATCTTCTAATCTATTAAGCTCAGATCCATATCTATCAGCTATTTCACCACCTTCTGGTTCAGCTTCTTGTTCCATGTCTCTATATAATTGATCAATTCTATCTTCTAAATCTGCTTTATCAGCTCTTAAATCTAATACTTGATCAAAAGAAACTCCTTCTTTTAATTCTGGATGGAATAATACATTTACTTCTACAGCATCTTTTTTAATAGATTCACCATCAACCTCTACTTCAGCTGGGTAGACTTTAACATCATCACCATACCAATATTTTATTTTATAGCCACCACTTTTTTCTAGTGTTACTAATAATCCTCTTTTATAATCTTTTTCTTCTGCTTGTAATATAACTTCCTTACCTCTAGGTAAAACTAAAGCTGCTCCAGGAACTAAATTATTGTCTTTTTCTTCTGCTTCATTTAATGGTTCTTTATTTTCCACTAAAAGTTCACCTAATACTTCAATTTTACCCATAAGCTCTTGAAAAGCTACAGGTTCAATATTCATACCGTCTTTAGTTTTTTCATATAATTCTTCTAAAAATCCTTTATAATCTTCAGCAAATTCATCTTTATTAAAATTACCATCGGATGCTTTTTTATAATAAGGTGCTTTAACTTTAAAATGGTGATAAGTTAACATTGAATTGCCACCTTTTTCTTTAGCATTATCAGCTATTGTTCCTGCGCCTTCCCCTCTACCTTCAGCAAAAGATTCCATTTTTTCTATAGGAATATCTTCTTTAACTAATTTACTTAAATATTTAGCTTGGCCCGCATGTCCCTTAGAAGACTTTTTTAGAGACTTAACCATATCTTTTATTTGTTTAGTCTCTTGTTTATTAAATACTGCTTCGTTAGTTTTTTTCTTTTTTTTACCACTCATTTGGCCCTTACATACTTTAACAGCACGACCAGATAAATAAGCAGATGATTTTTCACCAGCAGCCATTCTTCGTTTGCGATAAGCTTCACCTTTTTTACAAAGTTTTTCGTTAACTAATTTTTTAATTCTATCCATTACCAAAATGTATTCATATTAGCACCTAAACCTAGCTGGCTAGCATATCTAGGTAGATTACAGGACCAATATCCTGCTTTTGTTCTATCTTTTTTATTTTTACAATTATGTCTTGCAGCAAATGCTTTACGTGCTTTAGGATTTCTAATTTTAGCTCTTAAACCTC